TGACTTAGTAATCGAACGTATCTTTAGCAAGGTTTGGATACTTGTTTGTCATATCAGTGAAATGCCTATAGTAGGTAGTTTCAGAACTATGCAAATTGCAAACACAACAATATTGGTTTACAATTATTGCAATGAAGTTCGTGCATATCGCAACTATGGAATACATGAACCAAGTGGTATACTAGCCGCTCCTATAGTTACTTCTGAGCCACGTTTGCATTGTGAAGTAAAGCACGGTGGTATGGTATGGGTGACACTTGATCCTAATCCAACGCAGAGTGTAGAAGAATGGACCGCAGGTGCATTTGATTGTATTGCTGATGCAATTGACACAGAAGAACTAGAAGTATTTCACTATCACAAAGCAGTCATTCCTACCAACTACAAACTGTGGCATGATACCAATAGCGAATTCTATCATGACTTTATGCACTACTTTAATCGTGTAACTGGATTCAATGACGAATACTTTGCTAGAAAGAACATTGCATTTGATAATGGGCATGTAAACGTTAGTAGCTTTACTGTAAACTATACTGAGTTTGATAAAGAAGGCGACAGAGGAGAACTTAGTTTTCCTAACTTGCCGCCCAATCAATGGTATATGGTAGACTTGTTTCCAGGCTTTAATTTTAATTTGCGTGGCAGTGCATATCGCAGTGATGCAGTAACTCCGCTAGGACCTAATAGTGTGTTAATTGAATTTAGAGGTTACGGACTAAAGAAAGACACACCAGAAGAAAGACAAACTCGTATCAAACATCATAATACTATTTGGGGACCTTTTGGACGCAACTTGCATGAAGACCTAATAGGTGTAACAGGGCAAGGTGTTACAATGCGAGAAGGCACAGAAGATAGACACATACTTCATGGTAGACATGAGAATCGAACTATACATGATGAAGTTGGCATGCGTCATTACTATACGGAATGGGGAAAATATTTAGATATGGATCCCTATCATCACTAATGGAAATAATATGGCACATAATACTAACTGTGTGTTTGGGATCAAACTGTTTAACACAAGATATACAATGGTTTGATTCTAAACAAAATTGTTATGAAATGCTCCCAATATATCAATCAATACCACAAGACGGCGAGTGGGATACCGTTGAATACACATGTAAATTAAAAGATGGTATGGAGACTTGACAAAATCAAAAAAATACTATATAAATATATAGTAAACGTTGAAGCAACGTGGAAGTAGACTGGACCAGGGGGCGGTACCCTGCGGCTCCACCATAAACACATTGAGAAACCGTTGGCACAAGTTAGATATTTGGTATACGATAGGAAAAAGAAACAAATCCTAATTATAACAAGAAATAAACGTGTGGCGGAACATACTAAGTGTCTTTATGATGGGGCCGAAATAGGATCGACAGATATGAAAGTGGAGTGGAGTTTACCGGATGACCGCGAAATAGGTCAAAAAAACTAAACGCAAACGATAACTTTGCACCTTCAGATTACGCCCTAGCGGCATAATGCTGTCGGGTTGGCAACTGACCTAGGAACAGAATAGTTGCACCTATAAATAACTAACAGGAAAAACATGTATAAAGTAACAGCATACTTTAAGGATTTTAAAGTATCCGAAAAATTTGCAGATTTATATGATGCAATTGAATTCAAAGACTCTGCGGATGCTCATTATCCGCAAAGTGTAACAATGGAGAAAGTGAAAGATATGAGAGAATTTGTATATACAAGCTGGAACAGTGTGATGGATTCAGAAGTAAATCCGCTAAGACATATACCCGACCTCCATGCAAGGCATATGGTACTTCAAGTACTTGCCTGGATGTGGTGTATAGTGTTTAGTTTTTACATTGGTAGTTTTGTGGTTTTTGGTATAAGTGCTATAGCTCACGTTATGTTGCTAGGTGCTATTGCAATTACTGTAGGCACGTTTGAAGTAGCTAAACAAAAGCCAACTTTCTTTTTGAAAGATGGATACCATACATCAAGTCGTAGTAGACAATCATTGTGGATGAACGGACAAAAAATCAACTTGCCTAAAAACGATCCAGGCGGAGAACACGAATAGTTTATTTGTTTCTTATACTAGTGCATCTAGGAAATGGTGTAACTATATTAGAAACAGATTTAGGATTCTTGAATGTAAATGAATGCAACAAGGTTGCAGATGAAATAGAAGGGGAAGCATATTGCGTCCCCTTTTATATTGAGTTGGGCAAAAAGAATATTGTGGTAAATCATACACACATGTGGATATTATAAAATTAGATACTAGTAAACACTTGTAATTTGATAAACTAATCTATAAGTATTAGTGACGAGAACACAACAGGGTTCTTGTCATTTTTTTTGGCAAAATAGAAGGAGAAGAATATGAATCGTTTACTAGCCACAGTTGCACTATTGGGTGCATTTACATCAACCTCAGCATTCGCAGAAGGCGGAATCAGTTGGGATTGGAGCAATGAAGTCACAGCCGAGTATAGTGTAGACGCAGAAAAGACAATTATGGATTACGAACCAGAAATGAATATCAGTCTATCACAAGACTGGGGTCTTGATATTGGAACAAAGATTCCATTGTACGACAGTACAGCAACAGACAGCCTTGTAGCATTTGACGTGCTTGACGAGGGTAGCAGACCAAACATCAACTTTGAAGTTAACTACGGTGGCTTCGGAGAAAACATCGAATTATATGGTAAAACACATTGGGATATCGATGCTGAAGATAGAGGTGAAGTTACTTTAGGAATGAGTTTTTCATTCTAAGGTTGACAATACTAGATAAGTATATTATATTAGCAAGTATATAACTAGATAGGAGTCAGCAATGTTTGTAGGTTATGAAGAATATGTGGCAGTAATAATTTGTTTGTTCTGCACTTGGTTAGGATATAATCACGGTAGAAGAAATGGAATTGAAGTTGCAGTAAACGGCATGGTCAATCTCAACTTAATAAAAGTATTAGAAAATGGAGACATAGTTGCTGGCTCCCAACTTAAACAACAAAAGGATAATGGATAAGAATTCCACTACGGACAAGAATTATAAAAGTAATTAAGACACACCTCTACCAACTGTAGGGGTGTTGTCATGAGTAATAATGACAGACGCAGAATTAACATCAATGGTGCTACTCATCATAACAATATTTTTTCTAATTACATACATTTATGTAAACCGCAAATAAATATGTATATGAACTTACAAGCACAACTGGAAGCAATGCAGGCTAGCTTTGAAAGATTACAAGATTCTGAAAGCAAAGTAAGCAACATCAAACAACGTATATTTTTAATGCAAAAAATAATGGGTGAAGATCCAGAGAAACGTACAACTGCTCCTACATTTGCACATCAGTATAAACCAAAAAATGTAAGCGATAATAGTGACGAAATGGAAATGTTGCGAGCTAAATTACGAGGATAACATATAGCATATAACAACTGTAATGTGCTATTTGGTCAATACTTTGTATAACCCAAAACTTGCTATTGCTTTGTTTGATATTTTTAGCCAGTGTATATCTGCGTTTAACAAAATCAATAATAAAATGTAACACAAAATCCAATAGTGCAATACCCAATGCAGGAATAAGTCCTACAAAGAGTAAAGCTACTACGAATGTTCCTATTGCGTGATCACCTGCATGTAGGTAACCTTTAAGGTCTGTGAGGTTTTTCTTATCTCCTGCTCTATTTGCAAATCTACTTTGCAATGCCAAATCGCATATACTGTGTTTGATTAACAATAAAAATAAGAATAATGCACTCATCTATTTTTACCGCCGTGTTTCCAAACTTCTCCGGCAGGTACTCTAATCATACGTCGATTAGTTTCGTTTTTGTTAGGGTTTTCAATAGTCAACATAACACGTTTTCCTTTTAAAAACGCAGTGAGTTGATTTTGAATTCTCTGAGATGCGTACCCTTCGTCTCCGTGTCTCAGTCTTGTTTTCATAGGGTTGCCTATCTCACCTTTACTGGTTTGACTTGCCCTTGATTTTTTCTTACCCATTATTGCTTCCAATCATATCAAATAGTGCTGGCCCAAAGCTACTTGCCGCCCAGCCTAATGCACATATAGTAAGTACACCGTAAATTAACCATTTTATTTTGAAATCATCTACTACCATTTTGAGTGCTACTAGTTCATTTCCTAGAATGCGTACTGCAACTTCCATTTTACCGGTATTATCTTCGTGTTTTGACATGTCGTTCTCCTTGTGAGTTTGACGCCAGCACATTCTATGCTTGACTTTTCACCTATACTTATGTATGTATTTAACTATACTAATATTTAGCGATAAATACACTACCATGGAAGATACCAATTATGATTGGGGTTCTTGGTCT